AGAGCAGATTAAAATTAGAATTGATGATAAGATCAATCGTATTAAAAATGGCTCAGGCTTTGCAGGAGATAATGATATTGACGATATGATTGGTTATTTAATCTTACTTAAAATCGCCAAGAAACTTGCTATTTCAGTCGACTAGAAGTATAATAAGGCTATATGGAAATTGAATTAGCAGATCATTATGATCGCATGAATAAAGTCGTTGAGGAGTTACTCAAGGGTAACACCCCAACGCAGATTGCCACAATTACTGGGTTCAAAAGAGCAGAGGTTGTAGACCTAATAGGCGAATGGAAGTCAGTTGTTCATAATGATACGTCTTCCAGAGAACGTGCCAAGGAAGCAATCTCTGGGGCAGACCAACACTATGCAATGCTCATTAAAGAGGCCTGGAAGACCGTAGAGGACGCAGATCAGTCTGGTCAGCTAAATGTTAAGGCTAATGCCCTTAAACTCATCTCAGACATTGAAACAAAAAGAATTGGGATGCTTCAACAGGTGGGCTTGCTAGACAACGCTGAGCTTGCAACACAAATTGCTGACACAGAAAGAAAGCAGGACATCCTTGTAAAGATTCTAAAGGAAGTCACATCCACATGCCCTAAGTGTAAAATGGAGGTTGCTAAGAGATTATCTCAAATCACAGGAATTGTTGAGTCTGTCGTGATTGAGGATGCAGATGTCGTTTGATTTCTCAGATCTAATAGACATCTTAGATGGCGAAGAGTTTGATGAAAAGCCAGTAGACCTAAGAACATTTGTAAATAGCCCAGATTATTTGGGCTTGCCAGCATTATCTGAATTTCAATATACTTTAATTGAGAAGAGCTCACAGATTTATAAAGAGGCCACACTCATAAAGTTGTTTGGCGAAGAAGAGGGCAGGATCAGGTCTAAGCAAACTGCAAATGAAGTTGTTGCACAATTAGGTAAGGGTTCTGGAAAAGATTACTGTTCTACAATCGCAGTTGCATATATAGTATATTTACTATTATGCCTAAAAGATCCAGCAACATATTATGGCAAACCGCCAGGCGATAGCATTGATATTATTAACATAGCTATTAACTCACAACAGGCAAACAATGTTTTCTTTAAAGGATTTAAAACAAGAATTGATAAGTCGCCATGGTTTGCTGGAAGATATAATGCAAAGGCATCAGAAATTCAATTTGATAAGGCTATCACAGTTCACTCTGGCCACTCTGAGCGAGAAGCTTGGGAAGGTTATAACGTAATTGTAGTTATCCTTGACGAAATTTCTGGATTCAGTATTGAAAATACAACTGGACATGAGCAGGCAAAAACAGGTAGTGCAATCTATGATATGTACAGAGCATCTGTTGATTCTCGTTTCCCAGATTTCGGTAAAGTAATTTTGCTTTCTTTCCCACGTTATAAGAATGACTATATCCAGCAGAGATATGATGCAGTTGTGGCGGAGAAAGAAACAATAGTCAGAACACATAAGTTTAAAATGTATGAGGAGTTACCAGACGGAACAGAAGGCAATGAGTTTGAAATTCAATGGGAAGAAGACAATATCATTTCTTATAAGATCCCAAAGGTATATGCTCTTAAGAGACCAACATGGGAAATTAATCCAGTAAGAACAATTGATGACTTTAAAACAGCCTTCTATACAAATCCTACAGACGCCCTATCAAGATTTGCTTGCATGCCACCAGAATCTATTGACGCATTCTTTAAGTCAAGAGAAAAGATTGAGAAAGCATTTAGCATAGGCGCACAAGCTATAGATTCATTTGGTAGATTAGAAGAGTGGTTTACTGCAGATCCAGACAAGGTTTATTTCATTCACGTTGACCTTGCACAAAAGCATGACCATTGTGCCGTTGCCATGTCTCATGTTCAAAAGTGGGTGCATGTAAAGGTAACAGATACATATTCTCAGCCTGCACCTATAATTGAAGTAGACGCTGTCAGGTATTGGACGCCTACAAAGGATAAGTCTGTAGACTTTACTGAGGTAAAAGATTATATTTTGTCATTAAGATCAAGAGGATTTAATATCAAGGTGTGCACATTTGACCGCTGGAACTCTCACGATATGATGCAGCAACTAAAGCAGTATGGAGTAAATACTGAGATATTATCTGTTGCTAAAAAGCATTATGATGATATGGCTATGGTTGTCGCAGAAGAAAGACTGATTGGCCCTCACATACCGTTGTTGGTAGATGAGCTTTTGCAGTTAAAGATTATGAGAGATAGAGTTGACCACCCAAGAAAGGGTTCTAAGGACTTAGCTGACGCAGTTTGCGGCTCTGTTTTTAATGCTATCAGCAGAACTAGATTTTCAAATAGCGAAGAAATTAAAATACATACATATGAGTCTATGAGTTATGAACAAGATTTTAAGCGGGAAGATGATGAAATAGTTATGAATATGATTAGGGCACCAAGAATGCCTAATGAGTTGGCAGAAGCAATAGAAGGAATGACAATACTATGAGTATATACCAGGAAAAAGCTAAAGAGTGTAAATGCTGTGGCAAGCATGTCCCATTGCCAACAGTATTAAAAGAATATAACGGTGTAATGCTATGCCCTACAACATTTTCAAATGTTATTGAGTATAAGAGGCTATGGATGTCTTTGGGTGCTAGACCATCTGGCAATATAAGAAAACATTTTTCAGACTATGTTCAGCAATTGGTTGAAACTACTATAGACAAAAACGAAGATGGTACGCTATAATATGGATATGGAGCCAGAAGATTCAGAGTTGTTGGACTACTATATGGAAATAGGAGCAATTGAGGTTGCTGGAATTTCTGAAGATGGTGAGTTCATATTTTCAATAACTGATGCTGCAAAAGAGTTAGCTCCAGATCTATGGGAAGCTCACAGAGAGCACGTAGACAACTCCTTGCTTGAGTTATATGAGATGGGTTTAGTAAGTGTAACTTATGATGAAAGCCTAGAGCCAGTCTTTGAGCTAACTGAAGAAGGAAAAAAGATTTCAAAAGAATTTGGGTTAATCCACATGGATGATCCAGAAATACCAAACAACTAGGAGAACAAAATGCCTTGGCAAATTAAACAAAATGCAGCAGGATGCAGCGGATATGCTGTTGTTAAAGAAGGTACTAATGAATTAGTTGGATGTCATGCTGGAAGAACTGCAGCAGAGGCACAGCTAAGAGCTCTATATGCATCTGAGTCAGATTCAAAAAAGATGGATGAAGGCAAGAAGCGCATCTTTTAATTAGGTTTACCTCTGTAGCTCAATGGAAGAGTACGGCGTTTCTACCGCCTTGGTTGTAGGTTCGAATCCTATCAGGGGTACGTTTGTAATACAAAAAACAATTTGATATAATAGTATATGGATTGCTCATAAGAGGATCCATATATTAATTTACTCGCTTAAAGAAGGAGCAAAAAATGGTAAATAGTTTCACCTTGGATCTTTTTAATGATCCATTTTTTATTGGTTTTGATCGCCAATTCAAAGATCTAGAAAAAACAATGAAGAACTCTTCAAATTATCCTCCGCATAATATTGCGAAGGTAGTTGGTGCTGAAGATATGTACGTTATTGAACTGGCAATTGCTGGATTCAAGAAGAAAGATATCGAAGTAGAGCAGGATAAGAACATCCTTGTTGTAAAGGGTTCGGCAAAAGAAGATGAAAATAAAGAATATATTTATAAGGGAATTGGCGGACGTTCCTTTATTAAAACATTTTCTTTAGCTGAGCATGTTCAAGTTGTATCAGCCTCAACAACAGATGGAATCTTGACTGTTGTATTGATGAAAATTGTTCCAGAAGATCAAAAGCCAAAGAAGTTTGATATTCTAGAACTTGAAGACCCATTTACGCCAGAGGAATATGTATTTGCACCTGGTGCAAAGAAAAGAAAGAAATAGTATAATGGGAATGTTCCACTAGATGGGACACGGGCAATAGTTACGCCTTGGGATAGACCTGAGCAAGTCTAAAAACTGCTCTTTTTTTAGGAGATAAAATGTTTGAGTACTATGTAAAAAAGGTTAGCAAGGTTGTGGACGGAGACACAATTGATGTTGACATAGATCTTGGATTTGATATCTCTTTTAGTTCAAGAGTTAGGCTGGCTGGTATTGATACTCCAGAAAGTCGCACAGCAGATAAGATAGAGAAAGCCCTGGGGCTTGAAGCGAAGGCATATCTAAAGAGTGCAATTGATTCCGCAAAAACTGTTGTAATCAAAACAGAAAAAATGGATTCATCAGAAAAGTATGGAAGAATTTTAGGTTGGGTATTTTTAGATGGGTCAGATACATCCCTCAATCACAAGATGATTGAAGATGGTTATGCATGGAGATACATGGGAGAAACTAAGGTCAAAGATTTTGAAGCCTTAGCTAAACAAAGAGCAAAGAAGAAGTAAATGCCAGTATATGAGTATCGTTGTATTGATGATGAATCACATCCAATTGTTGAGATTACAAGAGGTATCATGGATACGGAGTCTATCTATAAGTGTGATGTATGCAAATCGGTCATGACCAGACACTTCACACCATTTGGAATACAGTTTAAAGGTTCTGGTTTTTACAAAACAGATAATCCAAAGTAGTCGTTTAATTTAAATTAATAATAATTTAGTGTTATAATTTCAATGTTGCTTAAATAATTTATGTAACATTGGAGAGTCCAGTTGACTAGAAAGTTAAGAGTACTTATTGCCTTCCTGCTTGCGCTAGGTTGGCTTTTTGCTATACCAGCTAATTCTAAAGCAG